TCTTTAATATAAATTAATGCTGATGCTGTTTCTGTACTAGTATATATTAAATTGCCTTTTAAATATAGAGAATTATTTGATATATCTATAAAAGGTGTATAATCATTTGTTCCATAAATAGCCATTAAATAATTAGTATATGAAGAATTAACATAATTGTTTTTAAATATAAATTTACCATAAAAATTAGGAATTACTAAAACTCTAGATATATTAAAAGTACAGTTTGTAATAGATAAGTTGGAATTACGATATACATAAATACAAGTTTCATTATCAGCATTTTCACAAGATGTAAATGTACAATTATCAAATGATACATTTCCATTTGCTAGTACACTAATAAATCTAGCACCAATAAAATTACAATTTGAAACATATATATCTTCAGGGTATGCATCTTCTATATCTGGGTAGTTAGTTTGTCCAGGATATATCATAGCTCCATAATATTTATCACTTTCCATATTAGTATTACTTATTCTTATATTTTTACAATACGCAGACAAGTAAAATATATGGTCTCCACTACCCATATTTTTTGCACTAATAAAATTTGAGTTAGTGATATTTGCATTATTAGTATATGATAAATAAACAGGAAGTGAGGCATTATTAGATTTTATATTATCTATTGTTATATTTTCATTAAGTATATTAGTATTATTAATATCTCCTTGTGTAAATATATCAATACTCATATTGTTAAAATTACTATTTAAAATTTTAATATTTTTACTAAATTTAATCCATATTCCAGTAATATTTGAACCTGTATTATCTTCTCTAGTATGTCCAGCTGGAGCTGGCTCTGTTTGGTCTCTTGTACTTGTAATATTAACTCCATTAAATTCTATTGTATCACAATTTAATATACTAAAGCATACTAATTGAGATGAAGATGATTTGATATGTATAGTACCATTTGATATTATTTTTAAGTTATTAATATTATTTAGCCTAATTTCATTAGTTACATAATATGTTCCTGCAGGTATTATTAAATTATATATATTATGATTTTTAATATAATTAAAAGCTGATGTAAAATAATTAGTATCATCATTAGTATTATTTCCATAACATCCTATTTGTTTTATATTTAAAATACCATTGCATATTAATTCTGCTATTAAATTATTTCTATTTAAATTGATAATAAATTTTTCATCAATAACATCATTATTTGTAGCATTTCTTATTTTATATAATGCATTTCCACCATCATTTTTATCATAATAACCAAGTGTTTGTGCAAAACTACCATTAATTAAATTACTAGCTTCTTTCATACTTTGTACATTATCAAAACCAAATACTGCTTTACTATTTAAGTATGATGCAATAATTTCAGGAAGTGTGCCATCTTCAACTAATGCATCTAATTTATTATTAATTTCTTCTTGTACATCTAAATTAGTAAAATAATCATCAACGTAAGTTCTTAATTGTTCATATAAACTTTGAAGTTCTGCAACTGCATCTGCATTATTATTAACTGTTGGTATAACGACATTTTTTAAATAGTTTAATAATCCACATAATGTTTCGTAATAACTCATTGATTCATCAAAAGCAAGTGGGATTGCTTTATAAATGTAATTTGTAAATAATCCTGATGTACCACTTTTTAAAACTTGAATTTGTGGATTATCAGGTAAATTTTCGTTCATAATATCACCTTTCCTTTTAAAATATTTGTAAATAATCCTGTTTTACCACTTTTTAATACTTGAATTTGTGAATTATTAGGTAAATTTTCGTTCATAATATCACCTTTCCTTTTAAAATATTTGCATAAATAAGTCGTTTAACTCATTTATTACCATTAAATCAATATTCATTAAATTATTTTGAATATCTTTTAATATATCTATATTAAACTTATTACCATTATTACCAATTATTGTTTTAATATAATTGTTTGTTCCTTGTCCTGATGCACTATTTGAATCATTTATGGTATTACTTGTACTATTTGTATCAAGTGTTAAATTAGTTGCCCAAGTTTGATTATTTATATCAGTATTACTAATTTGTCCCTGGGGCGTATCTTGAAATAGATTTTTACTATTTGATGTACCACTATTTGTTGATTGAGATGTACTTGACGTTGTAGTTGTATTACTACCCTGTAATTGTTCTGTAACATTAACATTATTAAGTAGTAAATTATCAGTAATTAATTTTTTCTGCACTTTGTAAAGTTCATTATAATAAGGCATTATTTCATTTAACTTTTGATTTAGATAAAATCTAAATAAAGGTGCAGTTTCAAAACCAATTTCATTTTCATAATAGTGATTTAAAATATTATTGTTTAGGGTTTCTCTATATTCTTCATCAAATATAGGGTAATTATTCATTTTAAAATCAAAATTATTATCAATTAATGTTTTAATTGTAATTGTATATTTCGCCATTATCTACACCCCTATCTTCATTTATTATATCATTTTCTGTTTTATTTAACAAGTCAATTACTTCTTTATTTAGTTCAATAGAAATATTTAATCCAAATTTTTTATTTATTTCATCACAAGCACGTTTACGTGTTTTATACCAACAATTTAAGTAATAATTAACAAGTTGTTCATTTGATTCAACTTCATTTGTAATTAAACGTTCTTTTTTATCAGTATTTGCATTATCAATACCAAGTATAGTAAGTGCATCATTAAATATTTGATGTTTGTGTACATCTAATTTATCAATTAAATATGGTGCATCTGTTTTAAGTACATTTAATTTATTTGATATATCAAATTGTTTATTACCAAATATAAAAGGTGTATTACCTGAATATTGCATATAAACATTTTTAAGTGTAAGTATAGTTTTTGTATCACCTTCAATTAAAATAGGCGTTTTTTGTGCTTGTAAATTAACATCAATAGTTCGTTCTGTTTCGTATAATCTCATTGCAAATAATTCAAGTGATGCCATTGTAGGTTTTTGTAGTTCATTATTCATAATATAAACAATATCATCAAAATCATATTGTTTATTATAACCAATAGACCAAGCCATTACACGTACAGGTAAATTATACACGTTTAATTTATCACTAGGATTTACCTTTAATGCCATAAATCCAAGTTTATCATCTTTTACAAAACAAGCACGTCCATTTTCATATAATGATTGTTCTAAAAATCTTGATGCACCTACACCTGCAACTTCATCTAATCCTTTCCAATTAAATAATGATGTTGCCAGCATACGTAATCTATCTAAATAATCAATCATTGTTCGATTATTAATTAACATTGCAAGGTCTGTTTCATTTATCTTTTTCATTTAATCACTTCCTTATACTATATTATTTGATTGTGAATAATCATACATTGTAGATGGATTATGCCATAAAGTTACACCATTATTAAACATTTGCTTTATAATGTTTAAATCAGTTTGTGGTATATCGCCATCAAAATTACAATTTAAAGTTTTTACATAATTCCAATTACTTCTACCCGTAATATTAGGTACTTTAACACGATTTATTTTATAACCAAACATACTAAAATAATTATCAATAATATATGCATATTCACTTCTTATACTCATTTGATATGCGGTAAATCCCATCATTTCATTAGCACACGTAACATCACCACCATTAGTATTTCCTTTTGCTTGATTTGGCATAAATGATGCTTCATATACTTGTGCAAGAGTATTTGCAATTCCAAGTGTACCACTAGCAACTGCACCAACATTACCTGTATATGCACCTGCACCAATAGTTGCTAAATTTTGTACTGTATTAATCGCTAAATTAACACTATTTTGAGTTAACCAATTTGTATAGCTATCACTTTTCCAACTACAAGTAGGATATTTATTACCTACCATACCATAATTATAACATTTAGTTGACCAAGTAGACGTATTTGCTTTTTTATAATTTAATGGATATAATTTTACACTACAACCTGTTGTAATCATACCATCAATATTAAATGATGGTTTATTATTTGTAAAATCTTCATATTTATAAATTGCATCATTTCCACCATTATTAGTAACATATAAATAATTATAAGGCCACGTAAGTAATTTTTTATTTTTTGGTGTATATGAATCAATTGTATTATTAATTGTAATTTGTTTATTACTAACCATAGATGTTGCACTATTTGATGTTTGTACGACAGCAAATTTTATTCCTGTTTGACTTCCTAAATCACCTGTATACCAAGTATTAGAAAATGATAAAGAAGTTGGAATTGTAAAAATTGTAAATATATCATCACCATATCCTAATTCGTCCATTGCTTTAATCATTTTACTACAACTTGTTGCATCTTCAAATAATAAATATAATAAACCACTATAAACTTTACCATATATACGATTATTATTATCAAGTGGTAAATTAGATGGATATCTTGATAATCCCATACAGATAAATAAATTATTTGCACGCACGTCTAATTCTTCAACATTATTAATAATAAATTCGCCAAGTTCAAGATTTTCAGGTACTGTATGAAGTCCAATTGTATCATCATTAACGTGTTCACGTTCGATAAATGAACGTTTATATTCAATTTGAAATAACCAAGTTTGGTAACAATCAGTTTCAAAAGTGATTCTTGTACAATTTTCGTTGACATATTCCATATTTGTTATAAAACAAAAATACCATTTATTTGTAAATCCTGTGTTTCTATAAAATAAATAGTTGCAATCAATTATTTCATCAATATTTTTTCCAACTTGTACAACATTATCTTTTTTAATATATGTATAATTATCAAAAGTATGTTGTATAACACTATTAAAATAATTTAATTGTGCAGTTGCATTTGAAAATGTTAATTGATTTTTATAATCATTTTCAAGTTTAGTTTTACATAAATATAATTGACCTTGGGGGGTAATAGTCATTTTAAATCTTCCTTTCTATATAAATATAAAAGGTAGCATTTTATTTGCTACCTTTTTATTATTCACCAGCAGTTACTGTGACAGTAGCAGTATCACTTAATCCATTATCTGTTTCAACAGTTAATGTACCTGTTCCTGCACTAACACCTGTTACTACACCTGTGCTTGATACAGTAAATACTGTTTCATCACCACTAATAAATGTTAATTCACTAGTTGCATCGGCAGGTGTTAATGTAACTGTTACATTTGCAGTTGCATCTTCAACAACACTAACATCGGCAACACTAATTGCAGTTGCAGGTTTAGGTTGTGCAGTTGCAAATACTACTGCATTTGCAAATGGACAAATTGCATATGTTTGCCATACGTGTAAGTATTCGTTCCAAGTCATTGTTCTTGCATTATAGAATTCATCAAATCTCATTAAGTTTTCATAAATTTGGAACCAAGATTCATCACATAGGATTGCTTGTATTTCTTCATTTTCAAACTTATCAATTTCAATAACTCTACCCAAGAATTTAGTATTTTCAATATTAAATGCACGTGCTAATACATCAACATCTACTTCTGCCATTACATCACTTGTAACAATTAGAACAAATCTATCATCTTCTGTCCAAGTTTTAATAGTACCTTTTGCACCACTAAATTTAGAATATGCATTATATTGAGTAGATGGTAATTTCATTTTTGTAAATAAACTACGACATTTTTTAATAAATGCTTTTGCAGTTGATTCATCAGTTACTGCACTAATAGTTTCAACAATAACTTTATTATTATCATATGCACCATCAACTAATGCTTTTGTAAGTTCAAATTCATCAATATAATTACCACTATATAATGATGTAGTAATACTAGTAATATATTGTTCAAATTTTTCCCAAGAAACAAATGCACCTTGTAAATTTTCTCTTGAAATAGTCTTTGTATATAAATCTTTTCTATTTCTTCGATAATATGCAACGTGTGTATCAGGGTCTGTAATAGTTAATAATTTTGCCATTGCAGTATTTGATAATTCATATGCTTCTGCTTCGGCAGGATTTTCATATAAATCTTGAATATCTGTACCAAGTGGCATACTACCTTTACGTAAGATAGAAAGTGGATTATTAAATGTTTTATTTCTAATAATCGTAAGACCAATTCTATTAATTAAATTTGTAACAAATTCATTTAACATAGGTTGGTATGCATCATTAAATAATATATTACTTAAAGTTTGTATATTATCTTCTGTTGCAGATGGTACTGTTTCCATAAATACTTTACTTGAATTTTCACGTACAACATTAAAAACTTTTGCACCTTTTGGAATAGCCATTTTAAATCAAATCTCCTTTCTCATCAATAACATCTTCAATTTTAATTTCTTCTTTATTATCTTCAATGTTATCTTCTTTCTTTTCAATTACTTCATCTTTATCAAAGCCAATTTTTTGATAAAGTTTACCATTAACTTTTAGTAGTTCTTCTTTTTCACCTTTTAATTTTTCTACTTCTTCAACTGATTTTTCATATTCATCAAATCCATTATTATAAGCAGATAAAGTTGCAAGTAATTCTTCACTAACAAGTGCAACGGTCGTTTCATCTAACTTATCACGTAAGTTATTGACTAGTTTTTCAAACTCATCTTTGCTTAGCATATTATTTCACCTTTTCCTTTCTATTATCATTATATAATATGTTTAAACATTTTACAATATATTATTGACATTTTAGTGTAATTGTGCTTTATTTCGTAATCTTTTTGCATATAATACCCAAGGAAATTTATGTTTATCTTTTTCAGGTGGTACATAAGGTGTTCCATCATAAATCCAAGATGTATTATCAATATTATCAATGCCCATAAATGCAGTAGGGTCAAGATAATCACTTTGTACATATGACCAATGCCACTGTCCACCCCATCTGTTTAAATCTTGCATTTCAACGTGTAAGTGGATTCCTGTTGTATGTCCTGTATCACCTTCATCTGCAACATACTGACCTGCCTGTATAGGTGACCCAACAGGAAGTAAGGGTTGTTGGGTTAAATGCATATACAGGGTTGCATAACCATAAAATGGTGAAGTAGGGTTATTATCATAAATAACAACCCAATTACCCTGCGATGAATCAGTACCTTTACTATGTATTATACCTGTAAGCATTGAATAAACAGGTCTACTTCCAACAGTTGCAATATCAAGTCCCTTATGTATTCGTACTTCACCTGTTATTGGGTCAACACGTTCATACCACCAAGGTGAAGTTATATAAAATACATCATTTATAAATGGTGCTATATTTCTAACTTGTTGTGCCATTATAATTCTTTAACCCAATCTGCCATATAAGGAATATATACTTCTTCATCTTGATATATTATTTTCCACCAATTATAACCATTAGCATAACCACAATTTTTCTCTAATAATTCACACTTTGTTCCATAGGGAATTGCTTTATATTTAGGATATTTAAAACCTATTCCTTTTCTACACCATAATCCACTTTTAGCAGTTATCTTTATATATTTTTTAAAATATTCATTATAATATAAAAGATTAGGAAATTCTTTTTTAGTTGATTCAGCAACAACTTGGTCTGGGTAAACATAAGTATATAGTAGTGGGTTAACTCTATATTTAGTTGCACTACCACCTTTATATACTTCAAAATGTAAATGATAACCATTATTAATAACGTGCCCTGTATTTCCCATATAACCAATTAATTCACCTTGTTTAACTTCTTGATTATTTTTTACTTTTAAACCATCTTTTAAATGAGCATATAAAGTATAAGTATTATTTCCGTGATTAATTTTAACATAATTACCCCAAGATTTATGAGTTTTATCATAATCTTTAATAGCACATACTACACCATCGGCAGCAGCATAAATAGGTGCATTTTTGCCACCATATTTATTGTTCCAACCTAAATCTATTCCTTTATGCCCTTTAAAATTTTTTGTAGCAGGTTTAAACTTTTGCGTTATTCCAATAAAGTTTACAGGAAATCTTAACGTCATATTATTCACCTTTCTTTCTAATTTGTTCTAATGAATCAATTAGTTTTTGTGGTAATTTAACGTTCATTTCTGCCATATTTTCAATAATTGATAATCCATCATTTGCAACAAAAAAGTAAATTACTAAACTTCTAATTAATCCACTTTGTCCAAGTAAATTATCAATTACAACAGATAATGCAACTACAAGTAAATAACAAAATTTCTTTATTATGCCTTGAAAACCAATTTTACTTGATAATTCTTTGTTATATATTGCAGATGCAATACCTGTTAAATAATCAATAATTATTACTATAATTAATGATTGTAATGCAATATCAAATCCACCTAGTAAGTAAACAGTAGTTGTTAATATTACACTTAATATATCACTAATTAAATGTTTCATAATATCACCTACCCTTTCAGGTAAATTATATCATTTTTTCATATTTTACACAATAAGATGAAATATATTGTCTTAATATAATTCCATCTCTTTTTATTTTCTTAACAGGTTTAATACTTATTATTTTATTAAACTTATCATTTATTATTTTAAATACATCTTTATTATCTTTTATATATAACCTTTTAATCATTATAATCACCTTATCTATATGCTATAAGTTGTTCTTTTAATTTTTTATTTTCTTCTTCTAAATGTATAATACAATATCATAATTACCACTACAATATTCTTTAAATATCTTTAAATTCTTGTATCTATCTGCTTTTAAATTAAAATCGTAACAAAATAATTTATAATTTTTAAATGTAAATTCCATTTTTATTTTACCTTTCCTATTATTAAAGCACATACTATAAATGCACCAAGTATCATACCAATTATTGTACCAACAATTAAACCAATTATTAATTCCATTTCATCACCTACTTTATACTAAAATCTGTATCAACCAATAATACCCCACCTTTTACGTGTTTATAAGAAAGTTTTTTACCTATCTTTTTATTTTTCTTTTTTTCCATTTCTTTCATTTCTAAATCAGTAATGTTTTCTGTGGTGTATCCTATATTAAAGTTATTAAAGTTTATAAAGTCACCAAGTTTCTTTGGTAGTCCTGCAACTGTTACGTTCATCTTATCATCTAATCCTAATTCTATATAACATTTTTGTCTAATGTATTTTCCACGTTTAAATTTACTTTCTTCTTTCCAAGCACCTAATTTATAATCATCTATTTCAATTATATTTTCAAGTTCTTTTCCATCAGGAAATAAACAATGTATGCTATCTGTATCACTATATACATATAAATCCTTTTTATACTTTTTAATTGAATATTCTTTTATTTTTTGTGATGTTGTAATTGTCTTATATCTTGCATAACTTGTTATAAATGATGCAACAGGTATATAAATGCTTTCTCTAATTTCTGCATCATATAATCCATATTTAACAATACCATCTTCATTTAAGTATGGAAATTTACTTCTAACATTTGGATTTAATCCAAATTTTCCATATAAACTGTTAAGCATCAATTTTGAGATTCTATAAAGTGCAGTATTATTATCTTTCTTTGCTTGTATTTTTCTTTGTGACCAATAATCAATATAACTACTAAATAAACCTTTAATTGCTTTAAATTTCCAACCATTTTGATATGTAAGTTCATATACATTATAGTGAGATAAAAATAATTCTAAATCAACAGATGTAAGCACCATTGTAATAAGTTCACCATTACTTGATTTAACATATTCATTTGGTAAAAATGACATACTATTTTTAATTTGTATTGTTGGTATCATACCATCTTTAATTTCAAATATACAACTTATTGTTTGAATATATAAAGGGTATAAATTATCATATTCATATTGTCCTTCAAACACTATAGGTTCACCAAATGGTAATTTTTCATACATCATAACACTAGGGTATAAACTATTAACATCAAGTACAATACCTGCACCTGTTTCTTGTTCTTTATAACAATCATTTAAGTAAGTAAATCCACCTTTGTATGATTTTCTTATATCTGCATCAATTTCATATGGTAAAGTAGGAAAATATCTATTAAAATTTTTATTTATTTCTTTATAATTAGCAAGTGCATCACTTCCAATAGTCATCTTTGTTAAATTTTCATCAAACATTATTTTTAAAGCACGTGCCATAATTTCAACATCATTACGTATATAATCTATTTCATCATCAGTTAATATATGCCCTTTTTCACGTATTTGTTTATAATCAAGTTCAAGTTTTCTAATAGGTAAATTAAAATCTTTTGCAATCATTTCTACACTAAAATTAAGTATTTTTAATGAATCATAAATTGTCACTTTATTAATATGTTTAGGATTAGTTGTTTCAAAAAATATTTCTATTGAATAAAATTGTCCTGTATCACTAATTAGTGTTGTAAATGTTTTATCTTGACGTTCTTTTTTATCTTTTATACAAGTATAACCATTTTCAAGTAAATAACTAAATATATATTCCCCATCAAACTTTAAATTGTGAAAATATAATATATAATTTTCTTTTTTATTTGCACACCATTTAATAAATTCTGCAATATCATTACCATAAATAAAATTATCTGTATTACCTATTTCACATAATGCATATGCCCATACACGACAATCTGTTTCACTAACATTTGTTTCAAAATCAGCAGTAAATTTACGCATAATTTAACGACCTATTTAAATATAATCTTTAATTATATCATCAATATTATCAATTAAACTATCGTATAAATTCACTACATCTTCCTTAATATCATCAGGGTTTATTGCATTAAAATTTTTAGTTACAACAGGGTAATAATCAAGTATAGCACGAATACTTTTATCTTCTTTAAATAACTTTAAAAAATCATTAGGTTTTAAATTCATAAGTTTTTGTCTTAATATATTTAATTTATCAGTATCGTAATCAAAATAATATGCCAAATCAGTAAGCATTTCAAAATAATTTCCTTTAAAGATATTATTCATATATGACTGATTCTTTCCTGTCTTTTCAACTAATTTTGTAAATCGTTCAAATTCTTCACGTGATAATTTATTAATATCTTTTTCAAGTGCTTTTCTTCTAGCAACCAAATTTAAATAATCTGTATCACCCATTTCACTAAATGTTGATGTTTGTTTTTTACCAAATATTTTAGGTTTATCAGTTTTTAATCTATTTATTTCACGTGTAATATTTCTTTTTACACGTGCATTTTCTCTTTTTATTTCATTTAGTTCATACTGTGTTAGTCTAACGCCACCACTTGTTGTAATAACATCTTCTGCACCACGCATACTAAATCTTTGTAATTCTTTTAATTTTCTTTGTAATTCTGTTCTAGTATATACATTACTTTTCAAATCTTTTTTAGTTATTTTATTAGGTAATAATTCACGTTCTTGTTTTTCTAATCTTGCAATCTTTTGATTAAAATTTTTAATCGTTCTATTTATTTCCTGATTCAATTTTTTATCATATCTAATTGCCATAATTTATCACCTACCTTATATTAAACTACTCATTATACAATAATTTTCTGGTAATTCTGTTCCATCATATAAAACTTTAAACCCACGTTTTTCTATTTTCTTATATAATAACAATAATAACATTTCATCTATATAAGCACCACATTTATATTTTATTTTAAATTTCATAGTTTCATCTTTAATAAAATTAGTATATTCACGTGTAAATTTTTCAAGATAAAACCTTGATGAAAAATAAAATGTTAATTTATGAAATGTAAATGTATAATTACTTTCATTTATATCATTATAAATCATTTTATCACTTTCCTTTCATAATATTTTAAAAGATGCAGATGCTTTTAACACCTGCACCTTTTAATTTGATTACATTATAATTAAAGTTAATGATTGTTTACCATTTCCAATAGGTCTTTTTGCAACCTTAACTTTTAAAGGTTTTTCCCAAGATGTTGGAAGTCCATAAATACCAACAATTTTCTTTAATACATTAAATATTCCATAACTTCCTGTTGCATATGTTTGTCCTGATTTATCAAATAAAATTGTTCTAAACTTTGTTTTAAGTTCACCTGTTTCTTCATCAACAACTTGTTTTTCTTCAACATACATATCTTTAATTTCAATTTCTTGACCTACACAATCATTTAATAGTGCATCACAACTTTCAAGTGCATTAAATAATTCTTTCTTTTCTTTTTCACTTTCTGCTACCTTTGAGCAATAAATATTTTGTTTAATTCCACTAAATAGTGTTAATTCCCCTTTACTTTCATTTACGTTTAAATTTTGATTTTCCATAATTTTTACCTTTCCTTTCTTATTTTAATTTTAAATTTTGGATTAATCTTGAATTTCTTTTAGTGCTTTTTCAATTTGATTTATAACCATAGCACAAGCCTTTTTCTCTGCATCACTTGATTTAGATAAATCTTTTGGATTTATCATTTTTACAGTACAGTTATTTTTATCTTTATTTTCCTGTACCTGTATTGTAATCTTTAACATTTAGTTTTTCACCTTTCCTTTCTAGTGTATAAATACACTAATTAGCACTAGATAAAATAGTAAAAAGGATATACATTACTTTTGGAAAAAGAAATAATGAAATCTAGTGCTAATTACTATATTTGTACAATATAGTAATATTAATAATTTTTTATAGGTAAAATTAAACCAACTATTTCATCATTTTCATAAACTAAAATAGGTTCATTATCTGCTCTAACTTTTACAATAGGATTATCAAATAATTTTAAATAATTATCATTTATATATACATCAAAATCTTCAGTAATTATTTTTCTAAGTTTTATTTTACCATCTATTATATTATCTGTAATATTTCCTACAATATAATCTTGTCTATCTAAAAAATTATGTAAATTTATTTCTTTAAATTTAGTTAAATCTAATATACAATCATCATTTTTAATTTTATATATTCTATATGAATCACTTAATAATATATAATCTTCATATTTTTCATAATAAATTTTTTCCTTTTTATAGTAAATTTTCAAAAATTCTTCATTAATCTTTCTAACTTTCATCTTTTATATTCCTTTCACTATAACCATTTATATTTTTTCGACAATATTTCTTTGATTCTTTTATTTTCACTATAAGTTATAATACCTTTATATCTTATTGTCTTTCTTCCATCTTTCCATTTAATAATTTGATATTCATATTTTTTACCATCAACAATTATAATTTTATAATTCATTTTATCACTTTCCTTTCAAATATCTACTTTCATAATCTTCTAATAAACATTTTATTTCTAAAATTTTTGTTTCTTTACAAGATTCAGGTGAATCTAATATTTGTTTAATTCTTTTCTTTAATTCTTTCCAACTTTTATTTACTTCATAATATGTTTTACCACAACGTGCCATATTAAAATTTAATTTTACATATCTTAAATTATCATTAAATTTATAATATTTCATAATTTATCTTCCTTTCACTATAACCATTATACCACTATGAAATATAATGTCAACTATTTTTTAAAAAATTTTTTAAAAAATTTTTAATTTTATTTTTTAATTATTTTATTAAAAATGTTTCACGTGGAACATTGCATATTTTTCTTATTTATAGTATAATTATAATGTAATCTAATAACATTTAGTTTTGATTACATTATAAGATGGTGGGGTTATATATTTAATATAATGTAATATATAATATCGTTATCAACGTGAAGAACGTGATATTATATTATTCTGGTGATACAGTGCATTATAATATATAACTTTCCACTATCAACTTTAAAAGGTGATAATATGAGTGATAATATATATTATAATTATCAACGTGTTTTATCATATAATGCACTAATGACTTATATAATTGGTGAACGTGGTGTTGGTAAATCTTATGGTGCAAAAGAATTTGTTGCAGATAGATTTATCAATAAAGGTAAACAATTTGTATATTTAAGAAGATATAAAACTGAATTAAAAGAATCAATGATGAAAAAAGGACACCCAATTTTCTTTGAACAAATTACATATAATGCAGATGGTACAAAAAACAAAAAATATGAAAATCATAAACTAACTAATAAAAATGATACTATGTATATTGATGATAAATTATGTGGATTTGCAATGCCATTATCTATTGCTAATATACTAAAATCATCAACATATAATAATGTTGATACTATTATATTTGATGAATTTATCATTGATAAAGGTTGTTATCATTATTTACAAAATGAAGTTGAACAATTACTTGATGTTATTGAAACAGTTGGTAGATTACGTGATATACGTATTATATTTTTAGGTAATGCAGTATCAATTACTAATCCATATTTTACATATTTCAATTTATCACTTCCATATAATAGTGATATTAAAATATGCAAACGAGATAATAAAGGAAATCCATTGATTATTGTTAATTATATTAAAAATCTTAAATATCGTGAAGTTAAAAAACAATCACGTTTTGGTCAATTAATAGATGGTACTGAATATGGTAAATATGCTATTGATAATGAATTTTTAAGAGATTCAAAATCATTTATACGTAAGAAAACAAAAACGTGTAAATTTTATTATATTTTAGTTTTAAATGGTAAAAAATATGGTATTTGGTGTGATTATCAAAATGGTCTAATGTTTGTATCAAATGATTATG